GTAAAAAAACAGAAAGAAGGGAAGAAACCCACTCTTATGAAGAATAAAAAGTAAGGTGTGATTATGGATGTGTACGCATTTATGGATCTTTTGCAGGTAGAAGTAAAGGGGCTTTCTCGATATTTGTCAGAAGATGATTATCAGAATGCGACAAATGATGCTATGCGGGAAACGGGGTGGGTGTTTCCGGTGGTAGCTGATTTTCGTTTGCTTTGGATAAAACAGCGGGCGAAACGTAATTTGTTTTTTTACCTGTTTACTGAAAGTGCGCACAAATTCAAGTACGAACAAATTAATTTACAACATCGATTTGAGCATTATAATATCATTATTGCCAATATGGATAAAGCGTTCAAAAATGCAATGGAGGATCACCCGGAAGAATTTTTGGATGTGACGGGAATGACAGATACTGTAGGAATGATGGGAACAAAGATAGATGCTGGATTTGGTTATTCTCCTGCTGGGGAAGATATAACTTATTTGCCTGAAAATGAAATTAACTTTGTTCCACGTAAAGATTGATGAGTATTCAATACGATATTGCAGATGTTTTGGAAGAAGTTGGGTTGTCTTTCACTATAGAACATATGGGTGTGCCTGTACCGGATGTTGTTGAATATTTGACATACACTCCTAACACTCAAGTTACAAAACCTTTTGTTCGTGAACATTTTTTAGAAGTGGCTTTTCGTTCGGATACAAGTGTGCTGAGTGGGGATATTATCACATTTGTTGTAAGTGGTGATTCTTATTTGGTAATGAACAATACGCCTGATTTTTTTGAAAATGAAATCATTCGGTATTTGGCAGTTTTATACAAAACTAATGTTCTTATTGATATTCTTAGGCCGCAACATACGACAGTAGGATATAACACACAGTTTGATTTCGTTGTAGTTGTCTCCGCACAAAAAGCGTTAATATATGCTCCATTATTTGGGAACATCGGAAGAGTAGACCCAGATGCTGGATCTTACGCTTTAGATAAAGAAGAATTATACACACCAATCGCGTATGATTTGCGGGAAGTAGATCGTGTGCGTATCACTGGAACTTCTGAATTTTATCAAGTAAATACTGTTATTTTGCGCAGATTCCCAGCAGTGGCTGTTTCTGGGTTACGAGAAGACACTAGAGGCATGTAAATCGCGTATATTGAGGTTTTTATTATGAAGTTGGGTGTTTGTGTTGTTAAATGTGTTGGTGGAGATTACGAGCGTTCTTTGGCCTCTGTAGAGTGTCTTCCAGTGGACACAATTATTTACTCAATTTCTTCTTTTTCGGAATTACAGCAACATTTTACACAAGTGAAAGAGGATTGGACATTAGTATTATATGAAAGAGAAACATTGGATTCTTGTTTTGTAGAAGCAATACAGGTTATGTTGGAAGCTGTTACAGTTTCTGCATATAAATTTTATTGCACCGTTAAGACGGCTGCCGACCCACTTGTCATTGAATCTGTTCGTTTATTTAGACGTGGGGTTCTTTTACGGAAAGATGCATTGCGTCCGTTAATTCCTGATACAGATGTGACTCGTATACTGGATGGGTGGATTTACGAACATGGCACAAAAAAAGATATACATAAAGTTTTTAAACATGCCGCATCTGATCAATGTGCTGGCACGCCTGTTGAACACGGCGCGATATCATGAAACTAATTTGCCAATGGTGTGCTCTATTGATTATGTAGAGTTAATTCGTAAAAAAATCATGCAACAAGATTTTTCGTATCCTGCGTTGAGTCCTAGTTATGAAGAGTGGAAAAGGCAAAACTATCCAAATGCAAAAACTTTTTGGCATTTGGGAGGAGAATTGGTACAAGCGATTCAATCGATGCGTTTTGGATTGAATGAATGGGCAGCGACAATTCCAGAAGGAGTTTCAGATTCTGGTGGAAAGAGTTATGGAAGAACCAGTCGTACTGAAATTTTGACGTATGCAATGACATTGGAAGAAGGGTATGATCCATTTAATATTAAAGCACGCCCTTTGTTTGCTCCAACAAATGAAGAATACGCACAAAATGGATATTTAGATAAAGTGGAAGAAGTGCGAAAATCACTTCTTTCTGTTTGGAGAAAAACATGAAAATTATTGATGTAGTTCCTAAAGATATTGTAGTTCTTGCTGAACTTTCACTTTCACAAATAGATTCTATTCTTTTTTGTTTGGATAGAACTACAATAGAATATGACACTACAGATTCTGATGCAGTTGCGCATGTTGATTACGTGGTAGGGGCGCTATATCAAACTTTGGTTGCTTTGAAAGAAGGGAGATTGGCAAATGGCTCTTGATCCTTTGGCATCTGAGTTCTTTTTTAGATCCTCTATAAAAAAATACATAATTGATTCTCTGTCTACTATTGAAGGAAAATTAGTTATTTTTGATTCGACAATTTTGTATGAAGAAGTCAGTACATATAATGTCGATGAATGGTTTGTTGTTAATTTTGGGATGTTTGATCGTAGTTTAATGTCACGAAATTTAATTGAAATTAATTGTTGTACGCGACAGGATGCAGAAGGTGTTAAACTTTCGAAATTAACTGATTTAGTTGTGGGGTATTTAACGGATACATCGATGACTGATACGATGCGCAGAATAGCAATGTACGATGCAACGGAAATTGACCCTCTTAATTGGACAGAAATTGGTAAAATGTTAGTACTGAAATTCAGTGAAGGATTTCAGAATACGACACCGGACAAAACAAAGGTAAAAACGATAACACCCATATTAACGTGGGGTTCTGTCGTATGAGTGATACAAAAGATTTTATTTGTTGTGAAAAATGTGGGAAACGGCTAATAGAAAGAATGCCGGATGGTATCTTTAAGTTTGTATTTGGTGGGAAGCAACCAGTTCCTCCTGTCGAAATATATGTGTACGGTTCAGTAAAGATGCGGTGTTTGCGGAAAAGTTGTGGACATTGGAATAAATTTTCATTTACTCCAGTTGTTTTTGAATAGTTTTGCAATCGGAGAAATCTGAATAGTCGTCAAAAAGTTAGTAAACAATTAACAAATTGATAGGAGAATTATCATGGCTAGACAAGGCCCAGTTACAAAAGATGCCAGTACCGTCCCTTTAGGACTGGCTCAGATTCGTGTAGGAAAGGCTGCAGCAAATATCGCAAGTATTGAGCCTGTGTTGGATGCAGCAGCTTCTATTGGTGCGTTAGTAAATACGAAATATACCGGTACTGTGGAATGGTATGAATTTTCGTCTGGTTTCCCATCAGCAGTTGATCTCACAATTCCTATGGCAGAAGCTGCTATGTTGGAATGTGCTTTCAATGAATTTACTCCGTTTAACTTTGCTCTTGCCAGTGGATTAGATCCGTTTGCTGATGTTTCTGCAACTATCGCAGAAATAGGAGCAGTGACAATTGCAGGAACCACTACAGGTGTTTTGGCAGTTACTGATGCTGGTGGTGTTACTTCCGAGCGTTTTACAGTTATTTTTACATCTGCTACAGAGTTTTCCGTATACGGTGAAGTATCTGGGCATATTGGAGATGCTGCAAATCTTACTTCTGAGTACGCACCTGATAATGGTGGTAATCCATATTTTAGTATCCCGGCTGATTATTTTTCTGGCACATGGGCTGCAGATGAAACGTATATTTTTGTTACCACAGCAATGGAAACTGGAACTTCCGCGTATGCCGATAATCATTCCGGTTCTTTAGGGCTTGGTAATCGCTCCCTTCCGAAGTATATTCGTATGGAAGCTGTGTATACGTATCCTAATGGTACGAATGCCATGACAATCATCTTTCCCCGAAGCCAGTGTGCGGCTTCTGTGGAGATTGATTTTCAGAATGAAGAGGCGGCAAGTTCGCCTTTGACATTCAAAGCAACTCCGGCTGATGGACAAACGGTAGGTGGTAATGCTGTTTGGGATGATTTTGTTCTTGGACGAGTCATTTTCTCGTAAGTTTTTTTAAGTGATGGGAGAGGGTAAAAGCTCTCCCATCATACAACAACCAATTAAGGAGAAGTATAATGTCTGACAAAGTGGATGATTTATTAAATCCAGAAGTAAAAGAAATTCAAATAGGGACACGAGATTCTAAAATCGTTACAGTGTATCCTTTATCTTATTACAATCAAAAAAAGATTATAGAACAAGTACGTGTATATATGGCTTCTTCTTTGGCCGAAAAAGGCGAAGAAACCTCTGATATTGATTATCTTGGTTCTTTGTCAGTAGTTTTAGAAAAAAATATTAAAGTGTTGATTGACAAATGCACCGATTTGGACAAAAAGACATTTATGGCGGATATCACTTCCGGCCAGCTTGTGTCTTTTCTTTCAATTATTGTAGAGGTAAATTTTGTCAACCCTTTAGCACAGGGGGTGAAACTGTTCACGAACATGGGGAGTATGTACGGAGCGAAACAGTTATCACCTCTATCTGCCAACATTACGGATACAGACTCAGTGACTTCACGAACTCCTATAAAGATGGAGGACTTACCTTAAAACAAGCTGAAATTTTATATGTAGAGTATCAAGAACGTGTGGCAGAAAACTACAAGTATCTTGCTGCGATACATGGTGTGGATGTTGGGGATACGGATACGAATACATCCACAGATAAAAGTACAGTTGTTCCGCAATTCGGGGATCCTGCAACTTATTCGCATCTTACCGCAGAAGAAAAAGATAAGTTGACCGCTGAAATGAAAAGTAAACATAAAGCATGGGCAGGTGGCATCCAAAAATAATAAGTCTGAAAACAAGGTGTTCTCGTAATGGATAAAAGTATTAAGTTAGGAACTATATTTACTGGAAGAATAGATGCTTCGTTAAATACGTCTATCGCCAAGTTGACAGAATCGTTAGTGAAAATGAATGCGTTGATGAAAGCGTCCGCAGGTTCTGCCGAAGGAAAACGGTCTGTTGACGCTTTGACTCAAAGTTATGCTGCATTAAAAAAAGAATTAAATGATACTGCTAGAAAAGAAAAGCAACAAACGAAAGCTTTGGGAGCTGTCACGACTTCGTATAATAATGCATCAAAGGCGGTGGGAACTTATACGGCGGCACAAAAGAAAGCAAATGCATCTACGAAAGCTCAGAAAGGTGCTTTAGCAAGTCTTGGGAAAGCATTTAAAACTCTGGCGGCATATATGGTTGCGGGCAGAGGGATAATGCTTTTCACACAAGCGTTACGTGGTGGAATTGTTGAAATTGCAAATTTTGATCAATCTTTGCATAACATACAAGCGATCACGTCTGCAACAGATACTCAAATTTTAGGAATGAAAGCTACTATTATTTCTCTTGCACAAAGCACTAAGTTTTCTACTGGTGAATTGGCAAAAGGTATGGTTTTGTTGGGGCAATCCGGTTTTGATGCATCAGAATCGGTAAGTGCTTTAACGGCGGTTGCAACATTGGCTTCGGCAACTCTGTCGGGGTTAGAAAGTACTTCACAATTACTTACCACTACTATTCGTGCATATGGATTAGAAGCAATTGAAGCTGGACGTGTTTCTGATGTTATGGCGAATGCTGTTAATAAATCAAAATTAACGATTGATAAATTGAACACTTCTTTTAACTATGTAGGTGTTACTGCGTCACAAGCTGGATTATCAGTGGAAGAAACAGCGGCATCTATGATGGTTTTAGCTAATAATGGATTACGTGCTTCAACCATTGGTACTGGTTTGCGGCAAGTTTTGAGTCGGTTGGTTGCTCCTAATAAAAAATTACGTGAAGCTTTTCATGAGAATCATATTGAAATTTCAAAAGTTAATCCAACTATTGTTGGGTATGGAAATTCATTAAAAGAACTCTCCAAGGTATTATGGGATTCCGAAGGGGATGTTGTAGACATGGGGAAAGCTTTCAGTATTTTTGGTTTAAGAGGAGCACAAGCGGCAGCCGTAATAGTAAAATCTTACGTAGGTGGGAAGTATCAAACAGCTATGGAAAAAGTAGTTGAGTTGGGTACTGCCGAAAAAATGCAAGCAGAACAAGCAGAAGGGCTTGCGTTCAAGTTTAAGAATTTAAAAGATACGATAGAAACACTTGCTGTGTCCTTGGGGGATGCTGGGTTGTTGGGGGCGTTTCGTGGCATTGTAGATGTGCTTAAAGGCGGTATTTTAGGATTAGTTGCCGCTATGAACACCTCTGCAGGGCAAGCGGTAACTTCTTTTGTATTATTAACTGCTGCTACATCTGGATTAATTCTTTCACTTCGAATGTTAGCTACAACAAAACTTGGGACTATGTTTGTTACGTGGGCAAATGGTTTTTT